GCCAGTCTTAACTTTTTCTTCAGCACGAGGCTCGTCTTTAAGAGCTATGCAGTTAACCGCATTAGCTCTCTGACCATGGTTAAAAGCAACCAAGTTACCTAAGATATTTCGCTTAAGCTGCTCCGTTGGAACTCGTTGAACACCATCTGGGTCCTTGAGTGGAATATAATTTGCTTTCGCTCCCATAAAACCGAAGCCAGCAGAAGTATTCGCGTTCATCCTACGCATGTAGAAATCGCACACATCTCCATTAATCGCGTGATCCATATCTAAGGGATTTAACACGATATCACCTAAACCATCTGAAATCCTGTCTGTCAATTCTTCAACGACGCGCTTGAGGACCCTCGGATCTAAAGCATTGCGCTTTTGGTCCAACTTCCTAACAAAATTGTTGTAAGGTGATACATAAGTCCCGTCTTTTTTAATGACAGGCTTCATGAGAGGCGGAGCAAATTTTTCCTCAGGGGTCCATCCAAACTCAGAGAAAGTTTCCTTTACGTCTTCAGCAAAAGGAGTTGGCTTAAGACGTGACTTTTTGTTTATAAGGATATTTCCAGGCGTCTTACCATAAAGAGTGACATTCTCAATGGGCTCGTGTCTAAAAACAGACTTAGGAGCAAACTCCAACAATTCTGAAATTACAGCAGGACTTTCTGAACAACTTTCCACCAACACTGAACTGGATAACAGTTCCGAAATGGATTTCTCCACGTCAGCTTTATGTAGGAGGGTTGCATAAGATTCAGAAGTACCGCGCATTCCAGCTGCATGTATACCAACTATGCAAGAACCAGAGTCCCTTTGAACTATAACTGGTTGTCCACACTCACCATTGCGGTGGCCACTCCAATCATAAGCACAATAAGCGGAAAGATTAATTATTCCGTCCCCATGGTTAACCACGAGAGGTTCTTGAAAGAACTGAACTCGCGTCTTGGAATCTTTAACAAAGCCACTGTAATCACTATTTAATTTAACATCATTAAGATGCACGGTAAGATCTCTAAAACTCTCGCCATTTAAAAGAAAGTAAGCTGTATCATCTTTACCAAAGACGACGTCGCGCCGATCTATAATACGCTCCTTTTTACCAGAGCGACTATAATGAATAGAAAACAAATCTCCGACAGGAACAGCGTGCTTGTTTATAAGGACAATATTTCCTTTAATTCCCATAACATGTGTACGTATAGAAGTGCCTGTACTAGACACAACTTTGACTTCCATCACATTATTCAACACGACTGAACCCAACTCAGGGGGGTTTCCTTTGAAAGCGCTAGCCTTAGGAACGATAGTATAGGTGTTCTCCCACGCAGTTGTTCCTTTGACTTTAAAGCGTCTTTGGGAACCACCCACTTTAGCATCAAACAGCAAAGTTTCCAACTC